GAAAATAATTTAATATGATGTGCTTCTAAATTTCCACTCTTATTATTACCGCATATCTGACAAGTATAATTATCTCGTTTATATACTTTATTACGCCATTTTTTATATTTATCAGTGCCTCTTAATCTATGTATCAATTCTGTTTTACCATTTTGCCAATTCCAATGATTTTTACCGCTATTAGATTTACTCATTTTTTCTCTAGTTTCTTTAGTCGCCTTTTTACCTAAATGCGATAATCTATTTATTTCTATACATTCCTTAGAACGCTTAATACCTTTTAAAGATTCGGCATTATTCATTACTCTATCATCTGTTTCTTTTGTTAATCCTTTATTCCAATTTTCATAACCATTCTTATATTTTTCTTTCATTGTCTTTGAATGATGAGGTAATTTTATACCAGTTTTTCTAAGTGAATCTAATCTACTTCTACACTGAATTGAGCAAGTTAATTCATTATAATGTAAAGTGCCACAAATAACACATTCTTTTAATTCTTTCATAATAATTTGATAGTTAAATAATTATTGTGGCTATAGGGGGTAAACTATCTACCCCCTATACTTACGGGAGCTACCGCCACGTTATCACTTTATTGTCAAGCTGTTGCGTCTGCAATTAAATAAGCTGCGTCTACAGTTACAACCTGTTGGTCGTAATAATGGTCTCCTACTCTGACATAAGTTCCTTTTCTATCCTCTTCATCTGAACCTCTTAATCTCTCTGTCTTAATTTTCTTCCAAGTATAAGCAAAACCGAATGTTATCATCTTAGCAGCGGTCTTTGGATTGATATATAGTAACCAAGCGTGCTTTCCCCAGATATAAGCCATATCATCTGTCTGTCCCTCTGTTGCTGAATTATAACCAGCTCCACCGATTAAAACGTGTTCTACATCAAATAATGATTTCAATAAATCGATTGTTATAACTCCTTTTTGACTATACTTTACTCTGTCAAGTAAATCAGGATGATTCTTTAGAGAATTAAATGTTTGCTGACCTAATACTAATGTATTTGGTTTAACAAAAATCTTGCCGTGGACAGATTCAATACCTGTCATAATATCATCGAATGGGTCTGAATTTGCATAATCGCTCCATTGGTCTGTTCCTGATAAAGTAGTGCTATTTGTCAAATTAGATACATTTGCCATATAACTTGCCAAAGCGTATTCTCTTGAAACCTGTAACATATCAGTTGCGTTTTCAGTAGCATCAACCATTGGAGTAGTTGGAGTTATTGCATTATCTCTGTCTTCATCTGCTACAAATTGCTTTAATGCGTGGTCTTCACAGAAATAAGTTGTGCCAGTTGTTACTTTCAATGTAACTTCTTTTGAATTAGCTCCGACTGCACGTAATACTTCGTTAATTCTAAATCTCCCTTTGTCATAGACAAAATGTTTTCCACTCTGCTTTTTTACTTGAAGCATTGGGAAAATCTTATCAGCAATATATTCGCTATTTTGATAAGCTACTGCTACATTTGTCAACATTGGGTCGACTCCTAAGTACATATTAGCCATATTAATAATGTTAGTAAATTAAATAAAAATACTTATGCTGACAATGTAAATCGTGTTAGCATAATTTCAATGATATCTCCAGCAGCACCTGCGGCTTCTAACGCTACACCAATAACTACATCTTTGTCGGTTGTAGTTGTAACGGCTTTACCAGCAGAATCAGAAGTTAAATTAGCACCAACTAAGATTGCAGCACTAGCAATAACTTTACTTGTGCCTAAAAATCTAATTGTGCCTTCTTCACCAGAAGCAGGGGTATTCTGCATTACACCTAATAAAAGGTCAGTTGCACCCTCTCCTAGTTCAGCATCACCACTTGAATCCATTTGAGCAATATAAAACTGCTTTGTAGCAAAGGTTTCACTGGTGGTTTTGCATAATTCGAATGACCGTGTTGATTGACTCATAATATTAATTGATTAATTGATTAAATTTTCATATCCTTTTCGTATTCCTTTGCTAGTTCTACATTTTCACTAAATACTGATTTTAATGCATCTGAATACTTCAAACTTTTATCTCCAGTCATTTTAGTTTTAACAAGTTTATCGATTTTATTTGAAGTATCATCTTCTGAACCAGCGTCTCCAATTTCACCAAAAATCTGAACTTTTGGAAGTTCGGATAAAAGCTCTTTGAATTTAGCCACTTGTCCCTCATTAAGAGACATCATAAAGTTAACTACTTTATCTTGGCTTTTTGGTAAAATCTTGCCTTCGCTATTTGATTCAGAAAATACATAAGTTTTAACTACTTCCTTTGTTTCCATTTCTGTTAATTTCAATAATGCTTCTACTCCTTTATCTGCTTTATCTTGTAAAAGTTTTACTTCACTTGCTGACATCTTGCCCTCGTCATCTTTATCATCATCCTCATCCTTGTCATCTTTGTCTTTATCCTTGTCCTCATCTTTGTCGTCTTTATCTTCGTCCTTGTCTTCGTCCTTATCCTTGTCCTTATCCTCGTCTTTGTCATCATCTTTGTCGTCGTCTTTGTCTTCTACTTCTAAAATATCTTTATATTTCTCGTTATCTTCATCTGTCAATTCATCTTTATTTTCAACTAAAAACTTTTTTTCTTCATCGCTTAAATCAGCGACTTCCTTTTCTAATATTTCTTTTAAAGTCATATCGTTGTTATTAAATTGATTAAATATACATTTCTCTGACAGAACGATTGCTTGCAATTCCTTAAAATAAGGATAGTTAGTCAATGCTCCGCCAGTTAAAACGTTTTTATATACTTTGTGGGTTTGTGGGTCTTCGTATTTCCAATGTATTTCTGGACTGAAATATTTATATGCTTTTTCCTTAAGCATTTGCAGACCTATGTCAGTCCATTCTACAATAGCCCAAAGACCATCGCTCCCTTTATTTATAAGTTTTTTAAACCAGCCAACTGCTGGTAATTCTTCGCCCATCTTAGCGTGTCCCTTTGTGATTGGCACTCCTTTTCTTAATTTAAAATTATTAGCGAATTGTTTAATATCATCCTTAGTAACTTTCATATCTCCATAATCATTATGCTTCCATTTTCCAACTGGGATGATTTGAATTTCCATTTTCTCTTTAACATCTGCTTCTGCAAAAGATATTGGGAATGTAAAAAACATCTCATCTGTTTTTAATTTATTTATTTTTTTATTCATAAATTTATTAATTATAAAGCCCCCACCGAAGTAGAGGCTAATTATCCCTAAGCAGTTCAACAACCTTAGAGATAGAATTCTACTTCTCCAAAACGTTGAACTGTTTTTTAATATACTTTTATTATAACACTTTTTAAATATTAAACAATTATTTTAGAAACTTCGCAGCATCAGATGTCTTTTTAATTATAGGAACTTTTGGTTGTAGCAACTTATTCACCTCGCCATCAAATTTATCTGTTAGGCTTTTAGGAGCACCTGTAATTCTAGGTAATTCCTTTTCGTCTTTCATAATCTCAATCCACACTCCACGACAACCTGAATGAAAAATATCGTTCTTAGTAAATGGGTCATTCTTTTCAAAAACCCTGCCGTCAATACTTAAACAATAATTACAAGTTCTATCGTCCAAAACCTCTGACCTTTGCATTGCATAAATTAAATTACTATATCTTTTCTGAACCAATCGTCTGCCCTGATTTAAGTTTCCAGCTATAACTATTCCCGCAGTGTTTCTTGTTAGTTCTTTAATTTTATCACTCATTACTAATTCAATCATTGCTAGGGTTGCTATTACTGATAATCCTTTTCCCAATCCATTGACCGCAGTTTTTTTACTCTCATAAACCAATCTGTCGAAGTGGTCTTGTGCTATCATATCAGCTTGTAGATTTATTCTTTGAGTTGCTTCATTTGAAACTGGCGGAGCTTGTACTCTCATTTCTTTTGCTACATTTACTTTACCAAAGTTATAAATCTTTTTCAATGTCATTGCTATCAGCGTTGCGTATAGTGCTTTATTTTTCAATGATAACTTTTTCAATTCTGTTCTATCTTTATTTCTTAACGCTCTTTCAAAATCTTTAATATATTTTTCCTTTGACTCTTCTAATAATTCTGTTGAATTTTCTATAAGCTCCTTTTTGTATTTATCAAGATTATTTCTGATTGATTGCCAATGAACTTTTTGTTCTGTGAATGTCAAGGGTCTCCAAGATTTAAAATCTTCCTTAATTACCTCTTTAAACTTTTTTTTTTCACTCCCTGATATATCTTCTTCGCTCTCTTCTCTTTTTGGTAAATTCATTGTATCTCTTAAATGGTCTTCCAATGTATCATCAACAGTTAATGTCCCTGATTGAACTAATCTTTGAATTGAGGTAGTCAATGCATTATGGTCGATAACTCCTATCTTTGAATAATTTATTTTAGGATATTTTTTAACATCAAAATTCAAATCAACTAATTGCTTAATTGCATATTTATTTATTGTGTCTGCGACTTGCTTTGCAGTAGCTTCTAATGAAAGGTAAAACAATGATGACTGGTCTTGTGATAATGCTCTACTGCCGACTGATGTTGCTCCGAGTTCTAAAAATTGAGCTAATACAGATAAAACAATTTCTCTATTGTGATGTTGTATTGCATCTTTAGGACTTTTTGTAGTCCCGCCTTTCATATCCATAAATTCAATCTCATAACCATCCGGTTTAATAACATAAGCCTTTTCGTTCGTTCTTATATTTCTTAAAATCTCTTCAGCTTTTGTTTCTTCAACACTCGTCGCACCCTCTGGTAAACTTGCCATAGGAACACCTAAACCCTGACGCTCGAAAGCGACTGCCTCAATTTTATAAAAGTTTTCTTTATAATACCAATGTTTATAACAAACTCGTAATATAGAATTTCCCCACCAATTATCGCCCTCTTTTTCATTACAAAATATAATAAGTTTTTCAATAGGTATTCCAACTTGCTCACCGTCAACCTTGCTCCAAGTAATACCGTCTTGTTTATCTGGTGTCTGCCAACTATAAACTCCTTTTGGCAAACGAGGCGCTAACTTTTTATACATAAACATTTCTTTACCGTTCCATTCTCCCATTTCAAAAATCTTTTCAAATAACATAACTCCCAATGGCAACATTAATAATGCTTGGCGTAAAAAGTCATTCCAAGTAATAGTCATATTTTCAAACAAATTAAACCTGACAAATTCTGCTATCTTTTTGTCTTGCTCATCATCACTCGCTGGCTCTATATACCAATTAGCTGAACGAATAGGCAACGAGCAAACTAAAACAGACGCCTTAATAGTAGCGTCTGATAATCTCATTTTATCGTAAATTTCAACCCCTTTGTTTCCTTGGAGTTTTGCTTTGTATTCTTCCGTAATTATACCCTCATAGATTGAAGTTCCTGTATCTCCAATCTCACCAATCGCAATGGATGGTTTCTTTTCTGCGAATGATTTTACAGGTGACCTTTTGAAAAAA